GGGCGGCTTGTCTTGGTGCCTACACGATGCGAATACAGACGAAGAGATAGACGACCCGAACCACCCCCTACTCAAGCTTCTCCACTCTCCGAACCCTACGCAAGGTCGCTCATCGTTCTTCCAGCACGCAATAGCGTCGAAGGCACTTGACGGTAATGCATTCATTGAGATGAACGGCCCGGGAGCGCTTAACGGCCCCTACGTTCCATCCAAGAAGAACCCCCCAAGAGAGCTATGGGTCCAGCGTCCAGACTGGGTGCAGGTCATTCCAGGCTCTCTCAGGCTTCCACTGTCGTATGTGTACTCGCCAGGAGGCGCGCAAGGTGGGGTCTCAAAGACTTATCCAGTAAACCAAGTGAACGGCGCCTGTGGATTGCTGCACGTCAAGTCGTACTCCCCACTGTACGAAGAAACCATGCTCCGTGGATTGTCGCCAATGCGTTCGGCAATCCTTCAGATCCTTACCCATAACGAGGGCAACCGCTGGAACAAAGCGCTCCTAGAGAACGGTGCGCGACCAGCAGGCGCGTTTACGTTCGAAGGTGGCCGCGATGGTGTCTCCGATCTTACGCCAAGCCAGATCGAGCAAATCAAAAAGGAGATCAAGGAAAAGTACGCAGGTGCCATGAACTCGGGTAGGCCAATGGTGCTTGCTGGAGGTCTCAAGTACCAAGAAATGTCCCTCAATCCGAAAGATGCCGACTTTATAAACCTCAAGAACGCCGCAGCTAGAGACATCCTCACATGTTTGGGCGTCCCTCCACAGCTCCTCGGCATTCCTGGCGACAACACATATTCAAACTACCAAGAAGCCCGCCTTGCATTCTACGAAGACACCGTACTTCCAGAAGCAAAGGTACTGCGCGACGAGCTAAATCGTTGGCTAACCCCTCTTTTTGGTGACAACCTTCGCCTCGAAATTGATGAAGACGATATCAGCGCACTCGCATCAAAGCGCGCCGAGAAGCTTCAAGCGATCAGTAGCGCTCCATTCCTCACCGTCAACGAAAAGCGCTCGGCCATGGGTTACGACGCCGTAGATAACGGCGATGTGATCCTCGTTCCAGCAAAGCAAACGACACTCGATGAGACCGTAACAGGTCCATCAAATCCTCCCGCTGGCGAGCCTGATGATCCGCTTGTCGAGGACGATGAGGGCGATGAAGAAGAATAAGCCCCATAAATAACAACAAGAAGGAGCACATGAAGCTCACAGGGATGTTCAATGCAACGAAAGACGAAGCACGTTCACCTAGATATTAAAGCAATTGGTGACGATGGATCATTTGAAGGTTACGGCAGTGTATTTGGGAATGTCGATTCATACGGCGACATCGTAGACAAAGGTGCGTTTGAAAAGACCCTCAAGGACCGTGCCGGCAAGGTTCGCCTACTTTGGCAGCACGATTCACGTGAAGTTATTGGTGTCTTCACCGAGCTTTCAGAAGATAGCGTTGGTCTCAAGTTCAAAGCACAGCTAAACCTCGATGTTCAACGCGGAAAGGAAGCCTACTCACTACTCAAGCAGGGTGCTATCGACGGAATGTCGATTGGCTATATCACGATTCGTAGCGCTCCTAATGCAGCGCAGGCAAGTATTACCCACCTCTCCGAGGTCAAGCTGTATGAAATCAGCCTTGTAACATTCCCTGCCAACGAAGAAGCCACTGTTACAGCCGTCAAGTGCCAAACAGCATTTGATGAGCTAACCGAAGAACAGCGCGTCAAGACGCTGAACTACATAAATACCCTCAAATCGTCACCTGACGCTCCGAGTTCGCCGCCAACTGTAGAGGCATCTACGGGAAACACCAACGAGGAACATCACGCCGACACAAAACAAGCCGATGCGCCGCAAGACCTAGAGCTTTTGCACTCATTGGAACAACTACGAAAGGCACTCAAAACCTAAAACAAGTCTTTCGAAGAACAAGGAAGTACAACAATGAGTCAGGAAGTAAAGACACTCATCGAGACGCTAAATCGCGACTGGAATGAGTTCAAGGAAAAGAACGACAAGAAGATCAGTGACACAGCGGAAAATATCAACTCTGCGCTCACGAAGACACAAGAGAAGCTTGAGGAGATTGAAACAGCACTGAGCCGTCGAGCAATTGCTGACAAGGCAGGTGAGGTTGTCGAGATGACGAAATCCGCCCAGGGTTTGAAGAAGCTCGCTCAGTTGTCAAAGACAGATTCAAGCTTTAAGGACTTCATTACCCAAGACGGTAAGGGCAAGTTCGACACAGAATTGGCTGTCAAAACAGTTCTAGGTCAGGTTGGCGTCGGTGCGGACGGTGGCTATGGCGTTCCAACAGTCATCGACCAGACGGTCAACATGATGATTATTGAATCCTCACCAATCGAGTCGCTAGCAGACGTGGTTACGATCGGTCAGCAAGACGGTTACCACGGTTTGATTGACAACAACGATGCCGGTGCAGGCTGGATCACAGAAACGGGTACACGTACTCAGACTGATGCAAATACATACACACGTATCGACATCAAGGCATGGGAACTATACGCAAACCCACGTTTGACATTGCAGGCAATTGAGGACGTTCCATTCGGTATCGAAGGCGAATTGCTCAATGCACTTGGTCTCAAGTTGAGCCGCGCACGCGCAGCAGCATTCATTAACGGCGCAGGTGACTCCAGCAACCAGCCATCTGGTTTCTTGAACACATCTGTCTACAGCACAAATGCTCTTGCTTCAAATGCACCAGCAGTAAACAAGATCAACACGGTCGCAGGTCTAGGTACGGGCGGAACAGCGCAGACAATTCTCGCTGATGACATCTTTAACCTAGTGTACAGCCTACGTGATGGTTACTTGCAGAATGGTGAATTCGCTGCACACCGTCTCATCGTTGAACAGATCCGTAAGTTGAAGGACAACTACGGTCGCTACATGTGGGAGCCAAACTACGCTGCTGGTGAGCCAGCAAAATTGGTCGGCTTTCCAATCCATCACTTCAACGATATGACAAGCACGTTGACAGTTTCAGGTGGTGCTTTCGCACTCACATTCGCTGAGTGGAAGTGCTTCTACAAGATCGTCAACCGTATCGGTTTGCAGTTGCTTCGTGACCCATACACAGTGGAAGGTCAGGTCGTATTCAAGACACGTCAGCGTGTCGGCGGCGGTATCTTCAACGGTGTAGCAGGTCCAACGCTAGTCGTTGCACAGTCGTAATTGACTGATCGTTGAGAAACGAATGAGAAGGCAGGGCTTCGGCTCTGCCTTTTCTTTTTCAGCACGCCATAAATACAAGAAAAGGGGCAACACATGAAAGTAAAAGCACTCTATCACCTTCATCAGCATGTCGGGACTCTCACCGTAGAGCGTCCAGTGCATGCCGTATTCGACCTCGACAAAGAGACAGCAGCCCAAGCCAGCGCCGCTGGCCTCGTGCAGGTGCTCGAGGACCGCAATGATCCACCAAAGCGCACCGCGGCCAAGTACAGGGAGACTAAGTAATGAACTTGGTTGTCGAAGACGGAACGTTCGTTCCAGGCGCGAACACGTACATCAGTCTCGCGGACGCTACGACCTATTGGACCAATTGGGGCTATACAGCCGACGTAGGCACGGATACGACCGCACAGACGGTCGCTCTCTACTACGCTGCCTATGCCATGGAACGCCTCTATGGTCGCTTTTACATCGGTCAGGTAGCCAAGAATTCCCCTCAGAACCTCCTGTTTCCACGCGTCGGGACACACGATAGAGCGCCTTATGTAAGGGTTCAGGACACCACGGGCACCGGAGCCAAGTTCTTTGTTCGCGTGGTCGATGGCGTCATTCAGCAGATTTCCGTCATCGAAGGCGGCTCGAATTACACCAGTCCTACGTTAACGATCCAAGATCGTTGCGGATCAGGCGCTATTGCCACGGCCGTACTCACTTCTGGTGCCATTTCCAGCGTCACCGTCACGAACGGTGGTTCGAACTACAGCACGCCATCTGAGGTAGTCGACAACAACGGAATCCGCATTGCTATTGATGAGATACCACAGGCGCTCAAGGATGCACAGTGTGAGCTAGCTGTAATGGCCCTTGTTGGTGACTCTAGCGATCTATTTCCAAACGAGAGTGACGACCGTATTGCGCAGCAGGAGATTACGAAGCTGGGCGATCTCGATATCCGTAGACAGTTCTTTCCTGAGGAAGCAACGGATAGCGAGCGCTACGAAGGGTTCAGAAAAATTGAGCTCATTTTGTGGAGCATCACGAACAGACGAGTGGTGTTCCTATGAAGCTCAACTACACAAAACTCCAGAAGCAAGTTAAGGATCTCATCGTAAAAACGTTTGGTGGGATCGCTTGCACAATCACAGCTATGGATGGTGGTACGCTCAATACCTATGTCGTATTCGATCAAGGCAAGCTTGAGAACATCGACAATCGCCAGAACCCAACGCCTATCATCGGATTGAATCAGCAACTTGCATACGTCCCTGGTGATATCACCTTCGTTCCTGACGTCGGTGGAACGCTCACCTATAAGTTAAAAGTCGGTCCAAGCCTAGTTACCTACGAAAAGCGCATCGCAGTGGTGAACGTCACGCAGCCTGGTTCTGTGCCTTTGCTCTATAGACTTACAGTGGAGTAACGGATGGCACAGTCGTACTACGCTATACAACAGGCGCTTGATGCACAATTTCTGAACACAAACTCGGGAATCGGACTTACACAATGGTCGCCAACCAATAAGACTGGAACATTCTTCGGAGAGAACCAAACGTTCAGTCTTGACTACTTTCCAAGTATCACGGGAAAGATATTCGCCCGTTCCACTCTGGTTCCTATGGGTCCGCAGACCTCGACAATCGGCATTGGTGGGTATGACAAGATCAGTGGAGTCTACGCGATTGACGTTATGGGCCAGCTCGATAAGGGATATACAGCGACAAAACAGGCTGCAGACAGGGTTATTGCCGCATTTCCACGTGGCTTGCAGCTTACGCTCACTACAGGCGACCAGATCACCGTAGAGACGACAGGAATCGCTCCAATTCAGCTAGGCGCTTGGGCTATGAACAAGCTGTACTGCGTGCAAGTACAGGTCAAATGGTTCGGATACATGACCCCATGACGGTAATTGTTGGGGTAGACAAACTTGATGTGTTGATAAAGAAGCTAGACAAGGTTCGCGACGAATTTCAGGATGAGTGTCTACGTCGCTTACAAGACTACTCACCTGTACGAACTGGCCTTCTACGCGACAGTTGGCAGGTTACATATAACGCGGATAGTGGAGTTCTGAACTTCGAGAATGATGCTCAGAACGAGCAAGGCGACTATTACGCTCCGTTCGTGGAATTTGGCACGTACAAGATGCCAGGAGCATTCATGGCCACGCGAGTTCAAGGTGAAGCAGACGGAATTCTGCAATTAGCACTACGCAAAGCCGGACTCTAATAAATAAGGGCAAGGACGCCCTAATAGATCGATCACAGGGAGAGGAATTCAATGACAACGCCAACAAAGTACATTCAAGGCTCGGATACGCGAGTTTCCTATGTAGCCGAAACGACACCAGGAGTAACGCCTGCGTCGCCTACGATGATTCAGCTTCCTTACGTGAAGTATGATGCAAAGTTCCAGCAGACGACACTCGATGACAATTCTGTATACGCAGATCGCCAAGAGCACTACGTGATTGCTGGTCTCCGTAAAGTCAATGGAACATTGTCGGGCAACCTATCTCATACAAATTTCTCACCTATCCTTGCATCTGGCTTATCTGGAACGTGGGCGTCAAACGTTCTTAAGGTTGGTACATCGATCCAAACGATGACATTCGAAGATTGGCACGCAGACGTAGCTACATCATTTGGTCGTGTAGCAACCGGATGCTTCGTTGACAAGCTTGCCGTAAAGCTACAGGCAGCAGGTCTCTCGACGTTCGACGCAACGATCTCCGGCATGAATATGACAACGGAGACAACTGCATTGGCAGCATCGCCAACAGCGCCAGTTACCGAGGTTCCGTTCAACCAATGGAGTGCTACGCTCAAGGAAGGCGGTTCAGTAATTGCTTATCTTTCTGGCTTGGATTTCACACTAGATCAGAAGGGCGCAGTAGTTGACGCGATCGGATCACAGATTCCATTGACATACACGCTCGGCATGTTGAAGGCAAGCGGCCAGATTACTGGTTACATTCCTGATTTGAGCCTCTTCACAAAGTACTTGAACCAGACTGGTACGTCGTTGGAAGTAACGTTGACAGACGGCACGAATACGCTCGACTTCAACTTTCCAAACGTCACGTATACCGACCACGGTATGCCTATCCAGGGCCAGGGTGCAATTACCCAGACATTGAGCTTCACTGCCGCAAAGGACCCAACAAGCGGTTCTGTTGTGGTAATCACACGCTCGTAATTCCACGCGATAAGCGACGAGAAAAGGATGGATCGGAAACGGTTCATCCTTTTCTTTTGCCTGCAATAAATACCTCCATCACTCACGGAGGTCTACATGACACTATCACTATTTCCAGAAACAACGAAGCACGAACTTACTCACCCACAAGATGGCTCACCAACAGGTCTAGTGCTAGACATTCTTCCAGCAGATCACGACGACGTATACCAAGCAGGCATCGAGGTCGTGAAGTCTCTTCGCTCAAAAGGCGCTCTGGAAGCAATTGACGTGGCTGTTTCCCTGGAGAATCGCATTAAGGTAGCCGCAGCTTGCATTGTTGGGTGGACGATCAGTTCTGATCAGACAAAGGACGAAGCAGGCAACACAAAGGCGGATTACTGGAACGTAACGTTCAAAAGGCTCGGTTTTGAAGATGCCTTGTTCTCAACGGAGAAAGCTGTTGCGCTTCTTTCGATGAAGACGGCGGGCTGGGTTCGTCAGCAGATTGAGGCTGTTCTTTCCGAAAAAGAACGTTTTTTCAAGCAAGCCTCGAACGGCTAATCGAGGCTTTCAGCACAAAAATTCGTCTCGACACTCCAGACGCCGACGGAGTAACACAGCGAGACCATCTACTACAGGTCGAGAAGTCCGGGTTTAGACATCCGGACCTTGATTCAAATGTCGAGCCACCTTCAAACATGCAGTGGATATGGCGCGTATTCCACGACATAAACTCAAGTCGCCAATTCCTTCCAAATGGTTTCCCTCAGAGGCTATCCAACCAAGAAATACTCGCGTGGTGTTCTCTGTGGGGTGAACGGCTAACAAAGACCGAGTTAGGCATTCTCAAGCGACTAGACGTGGAGTGGATAAATACCCGAAACGCACTAGCACGGAAGCCTAACTGATGGATGTTCTCCAATTACTTTTCAAAGCTGACACACACGAACTTACGGAAGCGAAAGACAAGCTCGTAGAGATCGGCAAGGAAATGCCAACCATCGGTTCGATGGTGGAAGGGCTGATTGATAAGTTCAAGAACATCCCTGGTCCGGTCGGTCTTGCGGTAGCTGCTCTCGGTGGCCTCGGACTTGCCATGAGTGAAATGGTCAAGGGGGCCATCGAGGCAGAAACCCAGCTTCTTGAGCTTTCCGAGGCCATTGGTATCCCGGTCGAGAGGCTTCAGCCACTTGCCCAAGCCATGGAGCTGGCTGGTGTCTCGGGTGAAAAGCTTCAAGTGTCCCTTGGAAAGCTCTCTCAGGCCGTAGGAGAGGCGATCACGAACCCCACTGGTAAGGCAGCGGATGCCTTTAAGCAGCTTGGAATCAGCCAGAAGGAGCTTCAGAGCGGCGATATAGAGCAGATCCTGAAGGACACAGCAGCCGGCTTCGACAAATACGCAGATAGCGCCACGAAGACCGCTGCAATCCGTGAGCTTCTAGGCAAGCAAGGTCCTGCGGTCATGGCCGCCATGAAGGACGAAGCCGAATTCGAGCGCATGGCCGCCGATGCTCAGGAGGCTTACGGCACCAAGGTATCCGAGACCGACGCGAAGTCCGCCAAGTATTTCGGTGAGACGCTGAAGCTCGGCATGTCCATGTTTGAGGGTGTAGCACTCTCAGTCACTAAATCACTACTTCCAGGTCTCCAAGTCCTAGTCGATCAATTCGCCGAGAGTGGCAAGGAAGGTGGCTTCCTACGTGCGGTTCTTGACGGTCTCAGCGCAACACTAGGCGTTATCGGAAAAGCGATTCTCACACTTCTAGTCGAACCTATTCGTTGGACGGTTGAAGTGTTCCATGAGGCTGGCGTCGCAGTTGGCGCTTCGTTGGCTGCTATCGCGGCTGCGGTGCATGGCAACTTCTCAGAAGCAAAAAGCATTATTGTCGATCTAAACAACCAACTGAAAAAGATGCAATCCGATGCATGGGAAGCATCAACAAAGTTCGATCAAGCCCTATGGGGTTCAACGGAAGCGGTAAAGGAACAAGGCAAGGCGGTCGATGAGAATAAACCGAAGTTTGAAGCATACAACCAGAACGCACAGAAGGTCAGCAACACACTTGAGGAACTGAAAGCCAAGCTCCAAGCGCAGCAGACGATGTGGGCCGCAGCAACTCGAAGCGTGGATGACTACCAGAGAGCGCAAGACGAAATCCAGATCGCGACCGAGAAGCTAAAGCTGTCGCAGGAAGGCGCAAGCAGGGCAGCTATCCAGGCTGCTGAAGCAATCATGCGCCAAACGCTTGTTGCAAAACAGGGAACCGATGAGGAAGTTGCGGGACAGAACCTGCTCATCTCGTTGAAGAACAAAGTTGCGCAGGGTACTCGTGAGCAAACGGAACTTGAAAGGGTTAACGAGCAAATCGCGAAGCAACATCTCGACACAGAGAACGTAGCCCTTGCTCAACAGCTCCGTGCTCAAGCTCAGATCATAGACCAACGCAAGCAAGAACAAGAATTACAGCAGGTAACGAACAAGTACAAGGAGCAAACCGCGGCCCTTGAGCTAAAGATCGTTGGCGCTCAGCGCATGTCGAATACTGAGCTGCAACATGCGGAACAGTTACAAAAGCTCGATCAGCAGTACAGGAAGGACCTAGAGAAATATCCAAACGATATTAACAAGATTACCGAGGCGTACAAGAGGGAGCGTCAGGCGATCCTCGACGTTCAGCACGCAGAGGAACAAGAAAAGAAATCGTTCCAAGGATTCACAGACGGTGCAACTCAAGCCTTTGCAAACTTCGCAGAGGGAGCAACGAATGCCAACAAAGTCGGCAATCAGTTTGTAAGCCAAGGTCTTAATGGTATGGCGACAGCACTATCAGAAGTAGGACAAAAAGGTTCGCAAGCGTTCAAGGACCTTGCCGTATCAATGTTGCAGATGATTGAACAAGCGGCTGCCAAGATTTTGATAGTTGAAGGCATTGCAATGGCTGTAACGGCAATCTGGGGTACGGCAGCAGGTGACGCCGTTTGGGAACTTGCTGGAGGTAAACCAAAAGGATTCGCTAACGGTGGAGTATTCTCAGGCGGCGTTCAAGCATTCGCTGACGGTGGTGTCGTTAGCCAGCCAACGTATTTCAACATGGGCTTGATGGGAGAAGCAGGACCGGAAGCAATCATGCCTCTACAGCGTGATTCACAGGGACGACTTGGTGTTTCCATGAATGGAAGCAGTAGCTCATCACCGAGTGAGTACCACTATCACGCACCACAGATCACGATCACCGGGGCGACTGATCCCGTTGAGACAGGTAAGCAGGTTCAGAAGACATTGAGAATGTTTGACGCACGAATAGACCACCGTATTGCGAATAACAAGCGTGTGGGCGGACAGCTTCATAGTCCAGCACCAATGTTCGCTCGATAACAGGGAAGGGAAATGACGACTTTCAACGGATTGATACCAAGCTCATCATCACAAGGGACGATCATCTATCGTGTGCAGGAGTACCAATACGGAAACGGCTACAAGGGTGTTGCTCCTGATGGTGCCAATGCGACGATCACAACGTACCAGATCAATTTCGATAACTTGGACTCCGCACGTGCCACGACTTTGGAAACGTGGCTCGGAGCAAACCAGCCTTGGGTTGTATGGAGCGGTGACGGAACCGTTCTTCCATCGAACAGAAGTTTCCGAGTGACAAAAGACGGCTACCAAAAGAATCCGCAAGCGGGAAACGTGTGGTCGTACCAATTCAACGTTGAGCAGGTGTTCTAATGAGTACTCCAATCAAGCAAAACCTATCAACTCTGCACTCATCTGATGGCGTAGTCGATTTATACATCCTCGACTGTTCATCCGTTGGCGGCAGCGTGTATCACTTCTCTCCTACGTGTTATCCAGACGGATCGCTCTATTCATGGGGCGGGCAGACATATAACCTTGTTCCAATCGGTGTTGATAATATGGAACTGAAGTCGGATGGCTCATCACTTCCACAGATTTCAATTACTATTTCTAACGTAGGTGGCGGGCCTCTGCTCGCGCCAATTGTTGCTCTTGGCGATCTTGTCGGCTCATACCTCACGAAGTACACCACGAAGGTCTCGTACCTTGATGGGCAGAGCGAACCGGATACGAGTCAGTTCGTTGGTCCAAATACGTGGCGAATCATCGAAAAGAATTCGCACACGAACCAGACAATCACGTTCATTGCTGCCTATCCGATGGACCTACCCGGAATGATGTTTCCGATTCGACAAGTACTCAAAGACCCGGGCATTAACCCGCCCGATGGTATCAACTTTCCTGGCGTGTCTCCTTATCGCACAAATGAATGGATGTCACAGTAACCGTAAACGAAGCATTCAATAGAGACGTTCTCGCTCGATACCCCGAGGAGGCTTGCGGCCTCGTAATCGGTGGCGAGTACCATCCTTGTACGAATGTCCATGAAGAACCAAAGGGCGCTTTCAGGATTGCAGGCGCTGAACGCATAGCGCTCGAGCTCAAGCACGGACCCGTACAAGCGGTTCTGCACTCTCACCCCTACGATATCGCCAAGAGCAGGGAGTTTATCTTAGCGAAATACAACCCAGCGTGGGCATCCGTACCCGATCAAAAGGGCTTCATGGACGACAACGTTCCGTGGGGAATTGTGTCTACCGATGGTCAAGGCGTTTCCGACTTCGTATGGCTCACTGATGAGCCAAGATCAATGGAAAGACGACAGTTTGAATGGTTCACGTCGGATTGCTATGCCGTCGTTCGCGACTGGTACGCGCTGAACACGAATATCCGCCTTCCCAACTTCACTCGCGAGTGGGAGTTCTGGTTAAAAGGACTAAATATCATCGAGGAAGGTCTTGAAACCATTCCTTTCGCTCGAAAGCTTCCAGCGAACGAGGCAAACGTAGGAGATATGGCGGTCTTTCAGGTCGTTGGTGCAAAAGTAGTCAATCATGTTGGGGTGATTTGTGGCGATAACCAGTTGCTACACATCTTTCCGAACGGTGGGTACTTCGCACATACGGCAAGGTGGGATCAGTGGAAGCACAAAGCAAAATATGTAGTGAGATATGAGCCGTAATGATTCGTGACATTCGAGTATATGGAACGCTTGAGAAAGTAGCAGGACGTAAAGCGTTTCGCTTTGACTGTGACAATCAGCACCAACTATTTGCTGGCCTCAAGGCTCAGTACCCAGAGCTTGAGATGACTCTACGTCAACTCAAGACGTTCTCAATTGTGTCAACAGAGAGTGACGAGGAGAAGGATCCAAAGGTAATCGAGGATGGCTTTAGCTTCAGCGACAAGTCAAAGGTAATTCATATCTGCCCAAGTACAGAGGGTGCTTGGTGGTACGTCATCGTCCTTATCGCGTCTATTGTTATCTCATATGCAATCACGCGCTTGACGATGCCTAGTATGAACCACAGTAGTTCCGGTGGCTCTCGCTCAACAATGTTCAATGGACCAGTTACACAGACGGATCAGGGAGGACCGATCCCTATTATCTACGGCAAGAAGGTACTTACAGGCTCCACGCTAATTGCAGCGGACGAGGATTACTACAACACGGTGTAAACGATGATTAAGGAAAGGGAAGTCAGAGACATAGAGGGCGCAGGAGGCGGTAAAGGTGGCGGCGGAGGTGGTTCCGAGTCGGCAGACACACTACGTGTCAATGAATTCATCAAGCTCTTGCTTCTGATCGGTGAAGGTGAAGTAAACCTCTACACCGGCGATGGTCAATCCATCTTCCTAAACAACACACCTCTCCAGAATTCGGACGGCTCTTACAACTTCGGTGCCTATAACCAGACGACTGGCACCACGGGCCTCTATAGAGGCGGTGGTTCAACGTACTGGGAATGGAGGAACGGTTCGCCATCACAGAGCCCGATGACGAATCCAGCATTCCCTTCAGCAAGCGCAATCTACGTTGTCAATGCTGAAGTGCTGGGTGGAACCTCAAGTCCGTACTTGGCTCCTGCGCCGGTTGTCTATAGCGTCACAGCCTCGAACATCGACTACTGCAAAGTCGCTATCAGCTTCCCTAACGGCATCGTCAACGTAGATGGCAAGGGAAACATTATCGGAGACAGCGTTTACCTAGCAATCGACGTAAAGCCACGAACTAGCGGAACGTGGACAAATGTCCTTACACGATACGTCAACGATAAGTCGTCCAATCCTGCCGTACTGCAATTTCAGGTCAACAATCCAAGCCCCGGTGCCCTTTGGGACATCCGTGTTAGACGACTCACACAGGACAATTCGAGCTCTACTCGCAAGAACCAGTTCTACGTTCAAGACGTAGAAGAAGTTCAACAGGTCGTTCTTCCTTACAACGGAGTCGCGTACTGCGGTCTTGCGCTCGATGCCGCAACGATTGGTGGTGAAGCAGCTTCCATTCCTCAGATTTCTTTCTTGGTCCAGCGTGGCCCGATCAAGATTCCAAGTAACTATAACCCTGCTACTAATACGTTCTCAAATCCTACGTCTTGGGATGGCACGTGGACGACAGGAGTAACAGACGACCCAGCATGGGTGCTCTACGACATCCTCACGAACCAGCAGTACGGTTTGTATCTGTACGGCATTCAAGAATCAACGATAGACAAGTACTCGTTCTATCAAGCTTCGCTTTTCAACAATGCGCTTGTCTCTAACGGTCTTGGTGGAACTGAGCCTCGCTTCACGTTCAATGCTCCGATTCAGAATCGCCAGGAGGTGAACGTCACGTTGCAGCAGGTAGCTGCGATGATGAACGCCAATCTGGAACAGGTAAACGGCCTAATCACTCTATACCAGGATCGTCCTACCGATCCGGCGTACTTGATTAACAAGTCTCGCGTAATTGGTAGCGATCCGAACAATCCAGTCTACTTCAAGTACTCGTCCAACCAGCTAACGCAACGTACCACTGCTGTAAATGTCACCTGGGTAAACGCATCGAATATTCAGTGGTTACCAAACACGACCACTGTAAAGGATGCAACGGCAGAAGCGAAGTATGGCTATCAGCCTGCGGATATCGCTGCCTTTGGTGCTACGACGTTTGGGCAAGCTTGGAGAGCGGGTAAGTACTGGCTCTTTGAAAACCTCTACAACACAGAGCAAGTGGAATTCACAATGGGTCTGGAGGGCTTTATTAGCCAGCCTGACGACGTGTTCCTGCTCTTTGATGACGACTATGCAGGAAGGGCCATTGGTGGAAGAACCGTTTCCGCAACGTCAAATACCATTACGCTCGATCAGCCTGTTGTCATCGATCCAAGTACGACTAGCTACGTCTATGTTCTACTTCAGGATGGTGTGACGTTCGAGAAGCACCAGATTGCAAATGCGGCTGGTACTTACACGACATTGACGATTGCAGGTACATTCTCGACGCCTCCCGCTCATTACACGCCATGGGGCGTCGTATCCGCAGTTTCATCTCGTACATTCAAGATCAAGCAGATCAAGATTGACGGTGTGGAGAGAACGGCAACGATCACGGCCCGCCTTTACGACAAGAATAACTACACGTATGCCGAAGGTACATACACTGCGCCTACTGCCGTCTATACACAGCCTCAACAGCTCGCACCTTCTGCACCGACGAACCTGACGGCGACACCGACACAGTTCATCGATCCAAACGATAAACTACTTGTTCGTGGCGTCACAATCAC